AGGATAGTCAGTAAAGTTCCACCAAACAACATTAAATTCTCCCTCTGTATCTACATCGGGAATTTTTGAGTTTGCACCATTATCTAATTGAATACTGGTGTCTAGATTATCATAGACATCCATTACATTGATTTTTATTAAATTACGGGCGGGATCTATATTCATATTACTTCAATAAATTCTTTTAATTGCTCACGACTATTATTCTTTTTTCCATATATCTTATGAAAATTCCAGTGGCATTTTTCACATAAAGTAATACCATTATCTATTGCAAATCTAATTTCAATATGTTCTGAAAAATTTAGAATATGATGAGCATGTAATTTTCCACCTTTGATTTTACAATTTTGACAAATCCAACCATCCTTTGAAAATATAGATTGTCTCCATAAATTAAATTCAATACTGTTTCTAATTATTTTATTTTGATTAACTATTCCACCTTTCCAACATGGATTTCCATTTCCTTTATTTTTTACCGAAAGACTTTTATGTTTACATTTATTTGAACAAAATCTTCTTTTAAAAATACTCCAATTAATAAATTTTTTATTGCATATCTCACAGTAAAATTCTTTAACTTTTTTCTTTAGTCTCGTTTTTCCTGTTTTCATTTCTTTATTTCTTTTATATATTCCTGATGACATATACCTATTATAACATTAAGTTAATCTAATAATAAGAGTCTTACTTTAGGGGGTTATGTTCTTGTAACCCCCTATTAAAGAATCCTATCGTCGTCTAGGATTTAGATACTCTAGGAAACAGTTGCACTTGCCTTTAGCACGGTCAATGCTGTTGGGATTGATACAACATATCCAACACGTTCAACGATTCGTAGGGCAACCATATCTTGTTCTGCAAGATTGATTCCTGTTTGTCCATCGGTGTCTGTGATTGTAGCTTGATCCAATAGTTTAATTCGGATTTGCTGTTTGTCTCCGAATATTGCACCTTGTTTCAAGTTTCCAAATAGAATATATGCGTCTCCAGTATCTACATCTTCTGGTGATGGGAATGCATCAGACAATTCATATGGATAATTCCAAATGGTTGATGGCAATCCGTTTGCTGGTGCCTGATAGATAAATTGTCCATCAGTTCCTTTCAATTTTCTTATGATTGAAAGAACTTTACGATTCATATAGAACTTTGCACCTGCTAATGCTCCAGTTGGTGTTGCATCAATTAAATCAAGCAGATCTTCTGCTGTTAATTGATAAACATCTCCTGATGCTTGGTCTACATCGTTAACAGATCCGTTGTTTAGGATACCTGTCCATGGTGAACCTGATCCTGCGAAGAATTGAATATCTTCTTCCTTTGCAATAGCCTCAGCAAACAATTGACCGAGTAAAGTATTTAGATTGATTAATGAATCCTCTAAAATTTCCTCTGTCATTGGCACAATTGCTGCCAACTTTTTTAATGTCTGTGTTACTAAAGTGAATTTTGGTTGTGTACTTGTTTTTGCTGCACCCTCACCTGTCCATGTTACTGATACAGAAGTTCCTAATGCAGGAATAGTTCTGCTGTTACCGGGGCCAGAGAATGGCAAATACATCATGTCTCTACGTGCAAGTCCGTATTGAGTTTCGGCAATTCTCAATACTTCGTTTCTTAATTCATCAGGAATTAAGAGTCCTGCTTGTGCATCGTCAGGACTTGAACCTGAATCTGATGTTGTAAGAGCTTTTGCACCCTCACGATTTCCTGATAATAGAGCTTTCATGAATGCTTTTGTGTTGTCTTGATTTGCTACTTTCTTTGCACCAGTTTCGATAGCTTTTGAACGCATTTCTTTTGCACCGTCCATAAACTTTGAAACTAGATCAGCTGATATTCGGTCTACAGCTTTTGCCATAGCTTCTTCTGCTGATTTTGAAACAAGAGCTTTTACATCTTCGATGTTTAGCCCTTTTTCTTCTTCGGTAGTTTCAGCAGTAAGGAATGCGATTTCCTCTGCTGTTCTTTCTGCTTCTGGTTTTGCTAAAATTGTATCTTTATCCATAAATATTCCTAATCATTTATTATAATTGAATCCGATTAGTAGATTCTTGGGTTTATAATGACCTCTTAGCTTTTAATAATTCCTTAATAGCAATATTAAAAGTGTTGACAGATATTTTTTTAATCTCGCCCTCAATTTTTTTAGAGGAGTGTTCGACCTTTTTACCAACTTTTTTATCGAGTTCCTCATCAACGTGCAAGACATCTGTCAGAGTCTTGATTGCTGAGAGTATGGTTTCTTTATTTGATTTTGTGAGCATTACTACTGCTTCCTTTTCGCTCACTTCCTTTTTATCGTTTATTTCTTTTTCATATTCAGAAGTATCCACTCCTTTACTCTTTGCAAGTGATAACTGATTGGCCGGAACTGGGACAACTGAAACTTCTAACAATTCATTTTCAACTAAATAAATTTTTTCATTTGCCTGATCGATTTCATATTTGTTATTTATAAATCCTGCACTGAAAGCATTGAGATATCCTCCTACCATTAAGTTATAAATCTCTCTTGCGAATTCTGATTCCTCTACTGCGAATTGCATCTTTCCCTCGAGTTGATTTGTCTGAGGATTTACTCCTATCTCTATCATCTTGGCCACTGGGAGTTTACTACTATCATGAGCCCAGAGAACTACTGGATTTTTCATGTAGTTATCTAAAATCCAACCTCTTTGCACAACTGTTTCGCCTTGTCTATCTTCTACCTCCGCAGAAAATACTCCCTCGATGATATAGTTTTTTGTATCGACAGATTTTAATTTAAAAAATATGTCTTGGTGAATTGTTTTTGTGTGTAAAAGTTTTTTATCCATAAATTTGGTTTAACATACTAATAATTTTATTCAATGAAAGCCGGGCCTATAACACATCTGCAATTAGGTTCTCCGGGTTCCAATAGTCCATTTGAGAATTCAGCATCGAGATCGACAATCTCTCCACCTACTCCTGCGCCATTTTCGTGTTCTTCTCTTACTCTGCCATCGCCTGAGTTGATCCACTCTTTCGCATTTGCTACTCCTGATTGTCGGTATCCCTCGATTGCTCCTTTTGCATTTGCGTATGTGGCTTCTGTTCTGGCGATCATATCAGATCGATATGTACTAAATTCTGAATAAACTTCATTTACTCTATCGGATAATTCAACGATTCCCTCTCCGCTCGCTATTCCATCAGCTAGTGTTCTGTCTAACTTCTCGAGGGTAGTTGCTGTGATACTATCTCCGAATTCTTTTGCTCTTTCTTGGATTATTTTCTGTAGTCTTTTTGATTCTGTGAAATCTTCTTGTGGTGCTAGGAGTGTTAAAGATTCCATTGCTGATTCTTTCAAATAGTTTTCTATAAATGGAAGAATGAAAGTTGAACTCAATGCACTTTCTTTTTCAACGTTAAGAATTGCAGACGCTTGTATTTTATTTCCCTTTTTATATTCTTTTTTCTTACTAAGTTTTGCGAGGACTCTTGCTTCTTGTCTCTTTGCAAAATCATCCATTTCTTTTGAAAGTTTAGATGTGTTCTCGTCTATCTTCTGATTCTCTTTTGTATAATATGCTAAACGAATAACTGGTTCAGATAAAAAAGATGTTTTCTTTTTTTCTCCAGATCCATCTGCTTTCTTTTTGTTTTTACCTTTTTGTATTTTGCTTACGTTTTCGAGTATTGATTCGTGCATTAAGAATTTTTGTTTGAGCCAGTAGTTATTTTTGAAGTTATAAAGTTTTACTGCTTTTTTAATTTCTTTATTCTCTAGTATCATTCCCTTTGTAGGTTGTTTAATTCCTCCCATTGCTTGCACAGAAAAAGGAAGATATAAACTCCATCCTCCGTTTATTGGTTCTAGTCCCTCCATCTGCCTTACCTCATTGATAAGAAGATAATTATTCATAAGCCCATCGCTGTATTCTTTTAATTTAAGTTCTCGATTCTCCGGGGTTGGGTCTTCATAGTCGACATAATATTCTGCACCAAAGTCTGGGATAATTAATTCCTCGTTTATCTTTTCACAGATTCGTGCTATCTCTGGCTTTACTGTTTCGCTTAAAAAGATATACATAGCTGTTTCACTGTTTGCTCTGTTCACGTCGTCAACAATTGCTACGATTGGCTTTGGAACTTTAAATGCTACTAGAATATCATCACGTGTAAACTTCATAGACTCTATAAAATCCATTTCTCTTTGAGATAAAGAAATTTGCTGATACTCTAAGTCTCCGGTTAAAATTGCGATCTTACTACTTGCAGATGCGCCTTGATATCTCTTGGCCCATCCGTCTCGTAGATCATCTTTCTGTCCCTGATCCATTGTTGCTGATTTATTTTTTATAACTGCATCTGGCCGTGCGGAATTAAGAAAGAAATTCTTTTGATAAATTGATGCCTGTTCTTCTGTTTGTATTCTGTTCGAAGCAGATTGAATCGGTGACAATCCAAAAAATTGATTGAGTGGGTTTGGATATTTAAAATGTATTATATCTTCTCTTGGGAAGATAAATTCTTTCCCGTCTAGTTTTGTGAATTTATACTCTTTAATAAAATTAGTTTCGTCAGGGATGATCTCCATTAGATCTGGTCTTAGGTTCCATAATTCTACAACTCGTCCACCTTTGTTTCTTACTTTCATCCAGTATGCATCTCCTGTGCATTTTAAATTTATCACAGTCGTTTCCATAAATTCTGTTTTAGTTTGGAATGGATTTGGTTTATAAAGTAAATTTAAAATTGGACTTACCTCAACTTCTTTCGTGTCGCCTTTTGAATTCATCACTCTGTATAATTCTAAATCTATACTTGCTACCTTTTCAGCAATTTTAGAAATACATGCAGTCACATACAAAGATTTTCCGTATTGTGCTAAGTAATTACTTTTTTTTAATTCGTTGCTTGTCATTCTCTGTAGGATTTCAAATCCCCCAGACACTGCCGATTTAATTTTTGAGTTTTGTGAAAATATTTTTTTTAATATATTCATATTAAATTTATTATA